GTCAGATTTTCCCCCCTTCGACCCGCGCGGGGTAGGCTCGAGGTGAGCTGACCGGAGGCGCCGTGGGTGCGAGGGTGTATGGGCGAGCGGGGGCGATCGGGTCGACGGTCGAGCGCGGGTACGGGGGGAAGCATCAGACGAAGCGGGCCGGGCTCGAGCCGCTGGTCTTGGCGGGTGGGGTGTCGTGCGCGATCTGTGGCGGCCCGATTCTGCCGGGGGAGCCGTGGGATCTGGATCATGTGCGCGGCGACAAATCGCAGTACAACGGGCCGGCGCACCGGTGGTGTAACCGCGGCTGGCATCGGAAGGCGCGGTTGGAGGTGGTGGAACCGGTGGCGGCACCGGCCTCGGCGGAGCCGGCGGGGCTGGCGGCGTCCGATCCCCGGTGGCGTGTCCCCTGGCTGAAAGGACTCAGGCGCCCACCCAAAGACGCGACGTGGCCGCGGTTGATGACGGTGCCGCACCCGAGGGCGACCGGTTCGCTCGGCAAGGAGTTCATCCGGTTCGCTGAGGAGCGGGAGGGGCTCGAGCTCCGCTGGTGGCAAAGGCTGGTCGCGACTCGGCTATTGGAGACCGACGCCGAGGGCAGGCTGGTGTGGGACACGATGATCCTGAGCATGGCCCGGCAGCTCGGGAAGAGCTGGCTGCTCCGGGAGCTCCTGTTGTGGCGGATCCATCAGGGCGACCGGTTCGGGGAGCGGCAGGACGCGTTGCACACGGGGAAGGACATCGCGATCTGTAAGGAGGTGCAGCGGTCAGCCCGGATCTGGTGTCGTCAGCAGCCGCGCGAGTACAAGGTGACGGAGGTGAACGGGCAGGAGGCGATCGAGTGGCTGGGTGACCGGTCCCGGTGGATGATCCGCGCGAGGGGCGCCGTCTACGGGTATAGCGTGAGCCTCGGCGTCGTCGACGAGGGATGGAAGGTCGACGAGCAGGTGGTGTCCGAGGGGCTCGCCCCGACGATGGTGGAACGCGCCCAACCCCAGCTCCTCCTCGTCAGCACCGCCCACCGGCTTGCCACCCCGCTCATGGTCGACCGCAGGCGGGCCGCGCTGGCGGAGCTCGAGACCGGGGACGGCGACCTGATCATCGAATGGTCAGCGCCCCGGGACGCGAAGATCGCCGACCGGGCCGGCTGGCGGCAGGCGTCGCCGCACTGGACGCCGCAACGCGAGAAACTCGTCGCGTCCCAGTTGGCGAGCGCCCAGTCGGGTTCGAGCCTGGACGCGGACGAGCCGGACGCCATCGAAGGGTTCCGGTCGCAGTGGCTGAACCAGTGGCCCGCCCAGGCCGCCGTTAAGCTCGACGGGGAGGAGCTCCTCGCCCCCGGCGTCTGGGCATCACTCGCCGGCGACGTGTCAGCGGCGGGCCCGATGTGGCTGGCGGTCGAGGACAACTGGGGGAAGGGCGCTGCGGTCGCCGCCGTGTCGTTGCAGCCGGACGGCCGCCTCGAGGTGGACGGGTGGACCCACGAGGACTGGGACAGTGCGATCGAGTGGGTGCAGTACCTCGCCGGGTACTGGCAGGTAACCCAGATATTGGTCGGCGCCAACCTGCTCTCGAGGGTCCCCCGGGACATGCTCCCGACACCGGAACCATCGGGGATCAAAGAGACCCGGGTGGGGCTCCCGTTGTTCAGGGATCTCGCGGCGAACCATGTGATCGTCCACAACGAGCCGAACCGTGACCTCGCCGACGCGGTCGCTCAGGCCCGGGTGCGGGAGGGGATCAACGGGATGACCCTGATCCCCGAGTACGGGCACCCTCACCTCGTCAAAGCACTGGTGTGGGCAGTGAACGCGGCCCATCAGCCGGCATCACTGCCCGCCATCTACTAGACTGATCTAATTGTGATGCCCAATGTGGCGGACAGCCGATACGTCTGCTAAGGTCCGCGAACCACGAGGGCGGTCGAGGCCCGGAGCGTAGGAGCACGGCACCTCGACCACCCAGACAAGGAGGGTACGCCGATGAGCGCCACCCTGCTGGAAGAGTCAACCGACATGGCTGACTCAGACCTCCGCCGCGACGTCCGGATCGAGGGCGTCCTCCGCGACTGGAACCTCGAGTTCGAGTTCGCCGCTGAGTACCCGTTGAAGAAGATCGACGCCGGCGCCCACGAGACCCAGGTCCGGTCGTCCGAGCACCGGGCCCCCCGCGACATGGTCGACGAGTACGCGAACCAGATGCGCGGCGGCGCCCTGTTCCCGCCTATGGTCGCGACCCACAACGGCCGGCTGATCGACGGGAACACCAGGAAGGCCGCCGCCGAGCGGAACAACTTCGACACGTTCCCGGTCTACCTGGTGAAGCTCCCCCGCCCGGACTTCGGCCCGATGATCGGGGCCGCGCTCAACCAGATGGGCGGGAAGCGGCTCACCTCCGAGGAGTCCTACGCGGCAGCCGAGGCGATGATGCGTGAGGGCTACTCCGACGAGGCGATCGCCCGCACCCTGGGCCGCTCACGGTCGATGGTACAGAACTACCGGCGCGAGAACCGGTACCGCGACTCCGCCGATCGCACCGGGGTCGCGGCGCTCCCCGTCACCAGGGGGGTGCAGCGGCAGCTCGCCGAGATCACCCATGACGAGCCGTTCCGCGCCGCTGTGCAGCTCGCCGCCGCGTCGAAGGCGAGCCCCCGCGACGTGCAGGAGCTCGTCGACAAGGTCGAGGAGGCCCGCTCCGAACGGGAGGAGCTCGAGATCATCGAGGGCTACCGGGAGAAGTGGAAGCCGGCCGGTCCGCCGCCGCAGCGTGTCGCCCCAAATCGGGCCGCGACCGCTGCCGGCCGCAAGGTCGATGCTGTCCTCGCGACGACCGCAACCGCCCGCGAGCTCGCCCCGGCGGCGCTCCGCGCCGATCTCGAGCCGAAGTGGCGGCGGCTCCGCGACCTCGCCGACCAGGTGCTCGCCGCGTTCGCCGAAGCACCGGCCGGCGAGCAGCAGGCGTCGTGACCGAGAACGATAACGTCGTTTGGCTCCAGCCCGAGGAGGACGGGCTGGAGCCACTCGGCCGCCACAGGTCGGGCAGAGGGATCGACGCGACGACGAAGGCCATTTTCGACGTTCTTTACGAAGCCGATGAGCCACTCCATGTCGACGTGCTCGTAGAGCGCACCTTCGATCGCGTCCACCCCGCCGTCCACTACCACGCCCGCCGCCGGTACGTGCGAAAGCTTGAAAGCGACCGCCTCGCGAAGAATCGCGCGACGGAATCGGATTCTGTCGCGCGAAATTTCACGACAGAGAAGGCCTGGTGGTACTTCGTCAAGGAGGCTGCCCGACAGTCCGCCTACTCCCGTTACGGTGTTCTCCTCCGTGACGGCGACGTATACCGGCCGAACCCGGAGAAGCCGCCGAGGGTGCAGCAGGCGGATGGAAGCCTCGTCAAGTACACGCGCGACGCGTGGCTCGCACTCACGGCCAGGGACCGGGCGGTCGGCGAGGTGCAGACAATGCGGATGGAGACAAACCGGGTGTTCGGCAGCCTCACTCGCGAGGAGCTCGAGCACACCCTCCAACTCGCCGCGCATGACTTCGCAACACCCCGGCCGCGGAACTCGAACGCGGCCAGCAATCTCCGCCGCCGGGTCGGGTGGCTACTCGATCGGCCCACCACCGACGCCGGCCGAGCATGGTTGCTGCAGGAACTCGTCCGGCGCATCTACGGGCTACCCCCTGACATGTAACGCTCGTTGCACCACGTCTGTGACGTGGCGTACTATCCGGTGGCGTGGGGATCCGCGAGGTGTTCGGCCGCATGGCGCTCACACCGCCTGACCCCGTAACCCCGAACCCGAACGACCCCGCCACGGTGCCGCCCGCCACCGTCGGCCCGCCGTCGGCGACCCCTGGTGATCCGCACGGGTTGACGGTCGAGGGGGCGGACGTGTTCGCCGGCGCCCCACCTCGGATCGTTGCGTCGGCGTGGTCGGGGTGGCCGGCCGACTGGTACCCGCCCGCCTGGTCGAACCTGAACCAGCTCACCGACACCGCCTGGATGTGTTTGGACCTCAACTCGTCGGTGCTGTCGACGATGCCGCCGTACCTGGTGGGCGCCGCCGACTACTTGGGCGCCGACTGGATGAACAACCCCGACCCGGACCTGTACACGGCGTGGGAGGAGTTCGCGAAACAGGTGTTCTGGGCGTACAGCATGGGCGAGGCGTACGTGATCTGCACCGCCCGGTACGCGACCGGGTGGCCCGCCCGCTTCCATCTTGTCCCCTCCCGGCTGGTGGACGCCGAGCTCGACCCCGACGGGGGAAGGCGGTACCGGATCGGCGACATGCCCGTCACCTCCGGCCCCGGCGGCGACCTGCTCCACATCCGGTACACGAGCTCCGTGGATGACGCTCGCGGCCACGGGCCATTGGAGGTCGGCGCCGCCCGCCTCGTCGCCGCGCAGGTGCTCACCCGGTACGGGACACAGCTCGCCGCCGGCGGCGGCATCCCCGCCGGCATCCTCACCGTCCCCGGGAACAGGGACCCCGTCCAGGCCGCCGTCCTCCAGGACGACTGGGTCACCGCCCGCGCCTCATCGGTCGGGAAGCCCGCCGTCCTCTCCGGGGGCGTCACGTGGGAGGCGGTGCAGGTCGACCCCGTCCAGATGGCCCTCGTCGACCTGCTCCAGTTCAACGAATCACGGATCTGCAACCTCCTCGGTGTCCCGCCGTTCCTGGTCGGGCTCCCGTCCGGCGGCGACAGCATGACGTACAGCAACGTCACGTCGATCTACGATTTCCACTGGCGGGCCTACTTGCGCACGAAAGCGCAACCGGTCATGAGCGCCCTGTCGCAGTGGCTGCTCCCCAGGGGCACGAGGGTGGAGTTGAACCGGGACGAGTACATCCAGCCGGAACCCTTGCAGCGGGCGCAGACCGCGCAGATCCTCCACGGGATCACCGACCCCGTCACCGGCCAGCAAGCCCTGACGGTGCAAGAGATCCGGGACGCGGAACGGTTGGGCAACTCGACACCGCAAGATGTGAGCGCGGGGGTGCTGAAATGACGACGCTTGAGCTCGAGTTCCGGACCGCAACCGTCGCGGGCGTGTCGTTCCCGAAGCGGATCATCGAGATGGTCGTTATGCCGTATGAAAGCGAGACCACCATCGACCACAGGGGGAGGCGCTTTACCGAGATCGTCTCCCACGGCGCGTTCGACGGGGTCCAACAGCGGGCCGCCCAAGTGAAAGTGAACCTAGACCATGACCGCCTCCGAGTCGTCGGGAAAACCGTTGCGCTGCACCCGTCACGACAAGAGGGCCTCGTCGCCGAAGTCAGGATCACGGCTGCGGCTGAGGGGGAGGACGTGCTGATCAAAGCGGATGAGGGGCTCCTGGACGCGTCGGCCGGGTTCGGACTCCTGGTCGACAAGCAGACCGGCAAGGTGAAACAGGACGCGGAGGTGTGGGAATCGCAGACGCGCCGTCGGCTGAACCACCTGTATCTCGACCACATCGCTTTAACCCCGGACGCTGCGTACAAGGATGCCAAGGTGCTTGCCGTCCGCACCGCGGAACAACCCGCCGGAATGGTGGGGGCGACACCGAACCGGGACCGGCTCGAGCTCGACCGGTATCGGCGTTTGGCCGCCGACCTGGACAGGCGTTATCATCTGAGCCGCTAGAACACTGGCCTCCAGTCGCCAGAGACCCAAACCGCTATAGAAGCGGGGCGGCTGTAGACGGGGTTAGCGCTCGAGCACATGGGATCCCAGTCCCTGTTCGCGCAACCCGTTAGGAGGCACCTGTGGGTGCTACAGACCAGATGATCGCCCGCTACGCGGCGGAGATCGAGGAGCGCCAACAGTTCATCGACTCGCTGATCGAGTCATCGAACGGCGCCGACCTCAGCGACGAGAAGGCCGAGCTGGTGACCGAGGCTCGCAAGCGGATCGAAGCGTGCGACAAGATGCTGAAGCCGCTCGAGGAGGCCCGCCGGATCTCGGGGGATTCGGCGCACCGGATCGCGGAGCTCGCGAAGTACATGACCGACAAGCCCGCCCAGCCGGCGCCGGTGGAGTACCGGACGGCGGGCGAGTATATGAGCGATTACATCCAGGTGCTGATGGGGTCGTCGGTCACCGCGAAAGACCGGATGCAGCGCTATCAGGTGGAGCAGCGGGCCGCCGCGCATCAGACGACCGCGGACAACCCCGGCCTGATCCCCGCCCCGATCCTGGGGCCGGTCGTGAACTTCATCGACCAGAACCGCACCCTCGTCACCCAGCTCGGGCCCAGGCAGCTTCCCGGGCAGACGTGGTCACGCCCGAAGGTCACGCAACACACGAGCGTGGCGACCCAGTCCGCGGAGAAGGCGGAGCTCGTCTCCCAGAAGATGACGATCACGAAGCTGACCGCCACCGCCGTCACCTACGGCGGCTACGTGAACGTCAGCCGCCAGGACATCGATTTCACGATGCCCGGGGTGATGGACATCGTGGTCGGCGACCTCGCCGCCCAGTACGCGATCCAGACCGAGGCGGCCGCCTGCGCCGCGTTCGACACCGCCGCGACCGCGGGTGTCCCGATCGCCACCGGGGCCGCGACCGCCGCCGGCGTGTCCGCGTCCTTGTGGGACGCCGCGTCGAAGATCTACACGGCCACGAAGGGCGCCGGCCGCGTGTTCGCGGTGACGGGGCCGGACATGCTCCCGATCCTCGCCCCCATCTTCCCGCCCGTGAACCCGCAGAACGCGATCAGCGAGGGGTTCGCGGCCGCCGGGATGGGGACCGGGCTGGTCGGCAGCATCTCCGGGGTTCCCTTGTACGTGTCCGCGGGTGTCGGCACCCTCCGGATCCTGATGTTCTCGAGCGCCGCGGCGGAGGTGTACGAAGACAGGATCGGCAGCCTCTCCGTCGTCGAGCCGTCGGTGCTCGGGGTCCAGGTCGCCTACGCGGGCTACTTCACGCCGATGGTGATCGAGGCGACCGGCATCGTGAAGATCGTCAAGACCCCATGAGCGACCTGTGGGACAACCCGAACCAGCAGGTCGTCCGGGCGGACGCATCCGGGCCGGGTGACGAGGGCGGCGGCGGCGGGGGGGAGCCCGCCGCCGACGAGGCCGGCGGGCTCGAGGCGATGACGAAGGACGAGCTGCTCGCCTACGCCCAGGAGCGCGGCATCTCGCCCGCGAACGCGAGCATGAACAAGGCAGACATCATCGCCAGCATCCAGGCCGCCGAGGCGGAGGCGTAGCGATGGCGTACGCGGCTGTCTGCGACCTCCAACGGCTCCTGCAGAAGGACCGGCCGACCGCGGAGGAGACGGCCGCGATGG